TAATAAAGTAGAAACATTAGAACAACAATTATTAACACAATCAAGTTTAATTAGTAATTTACAATCACAAATTAATATCTAATAAATATATATGGAAGCATCAGCAATTATAGCAATTATTAGTGTTTCTGCTACTGCTGGTGGAGCATTTATAACTTCTTTATTTCATAGTTTAAGTTTATCAAGATGTTCTCAAATAGATTGTTTATGTTTTAAATGTAAAAGAGAAGTATTATCAGAAGAAACATATAGCGAACAATCAAATAAAATTGATCCAGTTGAAAGTCCAAAAACAATTCAATCACCATCAATAAGTTTTAATCAAGAATAAAAATCTTATATATATATATGTATAAATCAAATAAATCAGAAAATAAAAAAACAAAAGATGAACCGATTATTTTAAAAAAATCTAATAGAAAAGGCAAAAGGTTTTTTATCTCTATGCCTGAATTCGGACATAGTCATCACTTCGGATCTGATGTAGGTAAAACTTATATAGATGGACGAACTGATAAAGAAAAAGAAGCATGGATCAAAAGACATAAAGACGATAAAAACTGGAATAATAAACATTCTGGAATTTATTATAGTAGACATTTATTATGGGGCAAATTTCGTGATTTAAAAAAAAATGTAAAAGAATTAGAAAAAAAAGATAAAGTAAAAATAATTATAGATATTTAAAACATTTGTTCTATCATAACACTTACATTATCTTCTTCATCACATTCTTTTAAATATGCTTCTTTATTCATATTTTTAATAACTCCTTTATAATGTTCTTTAACTAAACATTTCATTAATATATCGTCAGCCCATGGATAAGCAGTAGAATATATTTGTTTTATAGTAATCAATAATTCTTTTTTATGTTTTGGATCAATCCAACTATCATCAAAATCTTCTGTGGAATTCATATATTATAATTATAGAAATTAATTTTTTAATTATTATTTAATTAAAAATAAAAATATTATAATATAATATAAATGGTTAAATCAAAAAATTCTGAATTAGTTGAAAAATATTTAGATCATATAAAAAAAGAAAAAAAATTAAGTCAAGGAACTATAACCACTTATACTAACATAGGAAAAAATCTTGATTTTAGTATAATGTTAAGTCAAAAGACCTTAATTCAAAAACTAAAAGATTTATATGATAATCCAAATACACTCCAACTATATCTGAATATGATTATTCTAATACGAAGATACAACGACGAACCAACTGATATGTTAGTAAAATTAAGAAATAGTCTTCGTGATGATATAATAAAAACAAGAAAGGAAAACCTTGATAAATTAGATGATAAACTGCCGTCCAAATCATATATTATAGAACAACTTAATAATATGTCTGGTTTACGATATATTTTAAATTATTTGATTATACATCATGCTTTAAGAAATAAAGATATGAATTTAAAAATTATTGAAAACGAAAAAGATATGGATGATAAAGACCAAAATTATATGTTAATCAATAAAAAGAAAAAAATGATTAAACTTTTTATAAATGATTATAAAACTGATACTAAATATGGTACAAAAGAAATTAAAATCACAGATCAAGATTTTTATAAAAATGTATTAAAAGTATTTAATGAAAATGAATCAAAAAATTTATTACATTTAAGAAATGGTGATAAAATTAAATCAATATCTACACTGAACGATAAAATATTAAATCTTACTATTGATAATTTAGGACAGAATAAAATAGTAAAAGTTATGATTAAAGATTTATTAAATAATAAATCATTTGATAAATTAGAACAATTATCTCGTGATCGTGGTACGAGTTTAGATGTATTGCTTAAAAGTTATAATTTATATGCTGGTGATAAATAATATTTTAAAATTGATTTAAAATATTTAAAAATTAAATCATATAATTATAAAACCATAAATGGTAAATTATCAAAATAGTAAAATTTATAAAATTATTGATAATACAAATAATAATATTTATATAGGAAGCACTACACTTCAATTAAATCAAAGATTAGCGGAACATAAAAGAAGATATACATATTATCTATCTAATAATGAAAATAAAAAATACAATTGTTCTTGTTATGAAATTCTTAAAAATAATAATTATAAAATAGTTTTAATTGAAGAATTAAATTGTAAAGATAAAAATGAATTAAGATATAAAGAAAGATATTATATCAATAGTTTAGATTGTATTAATAAAGTTAAAAATCCTATTAGAAATATAGAAGAAAAAAAAGAATATGAAAAAAAATGGATAAAAAATAATCCAGAAAAATTTAAACAAATTCAAAAAAAATATTATGATAAAGTCAAAAATAAATTATGTGAAAAAAGAAAAGAAAAAATTATTTGTGAATGTGGTTGTGAAATAACAAAAGTAAATATATCAATACATAGAAAATCTAATAGACATAAATTACTAATGGAACAATTAGAATAAAATATATTATATAATATATGAACCCTAAATTTTTAGATAAGTCAATATATCTTAAAGCAAAGAAAAAAGCAGATGAAAAATTTGATAAGCATAGTGCTTATAAATCTATGTATTTAGTAAAAGAATATGAAAGACTTGGTGGAAAAATAAACCAAAAATTAAAAAGAGGAGGATTATCAACATGGAATAAAGAAAAATGGAAAAATTTAACACCATATGCACTTGGATTAACTAATGATAAATTCAAATATGAATGTGGTAATGATCCAAAAATTCAAAAAAATAATCCTTCTATATGTAGACCTACAAAAAAAATAAATAAAGATACTCCTTCATTAGCACAAGAATTTACAAAAAAACAAATTAAAAAAGCATTAGAAATTAAAAAGAAAGGCAAAAGAATTAATTGGGATAAATTATAAAAATGTAATATCATTTTCTAAATTCATTTTATAACAGAACCAAATACAGTCAAAAGCAGAACTTTTATTATCGTCTGTTAAATCTCCATTAGGACTACACTTTATAAAACTTGGTCTATTTTCCATAATTACAAATTGTAATTCATTTTTTTTTTCAAATGTATTTCTGAAATATTTATAACACATAGAACTTACTGGAAGTAATAACATAAATGGTGTATCGTCTTCTACTAATTTTTTTAATATATCTTTCTTATTTGAAAATGGAGGATTGTCTACTACAATTCCGTCTGTAATTTTATAAGTCCAAAAGTCTTTATCTTCATAAACAATTTCATTAGAAATATATTGTCCTAATAGTTCATTACATTTACTATATGGAGAATAGAAAGGCATATAAACTTTTTTATCTTCTGGAATTAATTTGCTAATATTCTTCCACTCTCTATCCTTTGTAAAGAAATCGTCAAACTTTGCTGGTTGATAGTCTTTGAATGTCGCCATTTATATTATATTATAATATTTTTATTTAAAATATATAAAAAACAAAATCAATTTTAAAAAAATATTTTAAATTTAATTAATTATATTATAAATATAACAAAAAAGGCAATTTACCTCATTATTTTAATGTTATAATTTAAATTATAATGGATAAAATGCCTTAAATATGTTAAAATAACAATAAAAAAAAAAGAAATTATAATATATTTATGTTGAGGTAAATTGTCTGAAAGATATTTTTAAATTATTTTTTTTTTTTTTATTTACATAGCGACGGATAAACTGCCTGTGCCTGTCATTTGGAAGAATGCCTCCACCAAACTGAATGTAGTTGCTTCTAAACCACCAGCCGCAAAGGCAGTATGGGTAAATTCTAATACATTAGGAGAACTATTAGCACTTGTATTTAATCCAGTCATTCTTAACATATTATCATCAAATTTTTTGAGAGAAACAGATAATAGACCTTTCGGAACTTCTGTTGAACCAGTATTAGTTTCAGAAGTATAAACTTGATTAACCGATCCTTTTAACTGGTGGCGAGATACATTAGCATCGGAGTATGCTTTACCATCTTTTGCTAATGCTTTTACTGATTCTTCATAAGCACGACCAACATTTAATCCATCAGTAGCCGCTACTATATCAATATCAGATTGAGGGTAGTTCACACCATTAATCACGTACCTAAACCTATTACAAGTGCCTGTACCATCATTATATCCATAAGCAGAATTACAATATTTTTCAATTGTAGTATTTACACCAGCATCACGAAGAGCAGTTATTAAACCAAGGCAGGATAAAGATCTATCGTTTATCTGTAATGATTTAGTTCCAGCACTATTAGCAACAGCGTTAATGTAAGTTTTGCAAGTAGTTCCCGACCACATTATGCCTTCACTTGCGACAGTTTGTCTGTAAGCATTCATTACATCAGCATTTTCAATTTTATAAACAGGAGCAAATAAAGCAGGATCAGATAAAGTCCATGTTGGTGCTTGTCCGTTTGCGGCTATAACTGCTTGATTATTACCAGCAAGAGTTAAAATTAAATCTAATTCTACAAGTCCTTCTGGAAGTGCTTTTTTGTGGTGATTTTTTAATAGACCACTTTCTAAACTTATACAGAATACTTTGCTGTGTCCTGTGGAGAATTCTTCACCGAGAGAACCTACTTCTGCTTTTACAATTTTACCAGCATCACCAGCATCATTAGTATCTAAATTTTTAATTTCTAATTGTGCTCCACCAGATTCAACAGCATTTTTGAATACTTTTGATAAATCATTATTGTAAGTCTGCTGAATAGAGGCATATAGTGAATATGAGTTAATCTCCTCCACTACAACACCATTCGCTTCTATGCGAAGTCTGTCTATAAAACTCTGTGCCGAACCATCTACAAACATACCAGCAGTAGCATTAGTAATAGTAAATTGTAAATAATGTTTTTCACCATCAAGGAAACCCATAGCACTTACTCTGATGCGTATCTGGTTAGATCCAGTAGGAGTAAAACTTGTTCCGTTGATTGAACTGTATCTTGCTAATGAAGTGGAAGCCTGAATTGCTGTTGCCGATTGTAAACCATATCTCATAGATTTCGGAATGTTATTATTAGATATATCCATTTATATTACTATAATAGAAAAAAAAATTAATTATAAAATTAATTAAAAAATAAATAAATTTAATTAAAAATTTCTTAATAAAAAATTTTATTAAAGTTTTAATTATAAAAAAATAATATTATAATATATAGATAATGAAAGTTATTAAAAATAATGTATTACATAGTATTCCTATTGTAAAACAGAAGGTGGATGATTTAAGTGATTTGCCTTATATACCAGCAGACCCATTACCAAAAAAATCTTTTGCCCTTTATATAGTCGGTTTTTCTTCGTCAGGCAAAACAACTTTATTATTAAGTATGTTATTATCACACCCAACAAAAAAGAAACCAGATATACCAAGATTTTATTATAGATTTTTTGATAAAATATTTTTAATTAGTCCTTCAAAAGATACATTACCATTAGAAAAATTAAAAATTGATGATTCAAGAATATTTAGTAAATATAATAATGAAGTTATTGAAGAAATAATAGAAACTGAAAAAGAAGGAGAAAATCTTAATAATCTTATTGTAATAGATGATAGTATAAAACAAATCAAGAATAATCCAAGATTTCATTCATTAATTTTAAATCGTAGACATATTACACAAAATCCAGACGAAGATAATCAGGCAGGACTTTCTATTATAGTTATGTCGCAAAAATATAATGCGGCTGATTTAATCACAAGAGTTAATATGTCCGATATAATATTATTCAGAACAGAAAATAGTAAAGAACTAAATGCTATTAAAGAAGAACTAATGTCTGATTTAGATAAAGACATTCAAGATAAATTATTAAAACTTGCGTGGAAAGACAAATATTCTTTTTTATATATTAAAAATTATTTACCTACAAAAGATAGATATTATGTAAGATTTGATAAAGTAATATTTGATAGTGAAGAAATAAATTTAGTAGACGAAGAAGATGAATTAGAAATTAAATCACATATGCAAGAAGAAAAAAAAGATGATTTAAAAAATAAAAAATAATTATAAATATGGATGTAAATTTTGATTTGATGAATGATTGTAAAAAACAAATCAAAAAATTTAAAAGTCGTGTATTAGATTATGATTATGAAACATATAAAAATCTTGATTTTATTGAGTGGGGTATTTTGTTTTTTATTGATACAGTTAAAGATCCAAAAAAAATGAAAAAAATGAAAGATTATTTATTATCTATTAATAAAACTGAAAAAGATATTAATAAAATATTTTATTTTTTTCTAAAATCTGATTATAAATATGAAAATGGTATATTTAGTTGGAATGAGATGGATGAACTTGATTTAGATTTTGATATTGTTAAGAAAACAAGTTGTAAATTTACAATATTATAATTTTTATTATTTTTTTTTTTATTATATATATTATAATCATGTGTGTTAATGATAAATATATATTGAGATTAACAAATACTGTTGTTGGTAATCAATCTCCAAGATTAAATTCTAATAAAAATGGTGTTTTTATCACTGTTCCTAACTTTTTAGTAGGAAAAGGAAAATGTAATGTAAAAGTTAATGATATTAATATTTCATTAAGAAATGGTACAGGCACAAGAGTTGTAGCAAACGGCACACATTTAATATGTCTTCGTAGTAATATACCAAAATTGGGATTTAATAACGAAAATAATGGAATACCAAATATTTTAGGAACTGCTGTAATAGATAATGATAATGTAAATGCTGTAAAAATTGATAGTAGTTCTTCTTATGAATTTACTTGTCCTCAATTACCACAAGAAATATTTTTAGAACGAATGTGCTATGATCCAGCAAATAATCATAATTTAATAGAATCAACAACATTTACTACTGATGCTGTTCCTTTTCAAGTTGATTTAGAAATAGAGTTTTTTGAAGATATGAAAAAAGACTAAATACATATTATAAATATTTTTTTTTATTATATATTAATATATATGTCTGATATTAATAAATTCATTAAAGACGAAAATACTAAATTATATAATCTTCAATCTAATATGAAATTTTCAGAGAGAATTAGATTATCACCAAAAATAGCAGAAATAAGATTTTTATTAAATTTATTAAAAAATTCTGATTTATCTGAATCACAAAAAGAAGAGATTAAAGATACAATAGAAAAAGCGACTGATAAAGCACAAGACGAAAGTGCTTCTGAAAGAGAACGAGAAGAATTAGGTTTTTCTGTTACATCAAGAATAAGACCAAATATTGATTCAATTCCACCAGAAGTAAGACAAAAAGCATTAATGGTAAAAGCATCAACACTATATCACGATAATAATCAAGATGCAGATGCTGTTAATGACTTTTTAGAAGATAATGATATTAATTTTTCTGTTGATGATGAATTATCTACACCAGAAGGATTGGTATTATATGAAAAAGATAATCCTGATAATGTAAAAATAGCATTTCGTGGATCTAAAATGAATAATTTAGGAGATTGGGTTTCTAATGCTAAAATATTAGTAGGTCAAGAAGAAACAGATTATTTAAATAATGATAGATTTACTGAAACTTATAATCAAATTGATAATGTAAAAGCAAAATATAATGTAAGCCCTTCTGAATTTGTAGGCACATCTCGTGGTGGTACACTATCAATTTCTGCGGGAGATCGTTACGGAATCGATACGACGACTTTTAATGCTTTTTTAGGCAAAAATCTTATTCATAGTTCTCAATCGTCAGCAAAACACACTATGTATAGGACCACAGACGATATTCCGAGTATAGCATTAGGATTTAAAACTAATACTAATAATTATGATATTAAAACTATAAAACCACTAAAAAAATTTAAAACACCACGACAAGTACACAGTTTAGATAATTTTATTGATACTGATAGTTCAAGAGCAAGTAATTTAGATGAATTAACAGAAGAAGTTTTTAGAACAACACAAAAACATGGAGAAGCAGTCCAAGTAGCAGATGTAGCAAATTTTATAGAAGGAAAAGAATTAACTAAAAAACCAGAAGATTTATATAATATAGGAAAAAAAACAAAAGCCGCAAGTAAAAATCCATTATTAGGACACGATATAACTGATGATTTATATGATGTAAAAAATACAAAAATAAAACCAGAAATGTATAATCCACAAGCAGATATAGATGATGCTTATGATTTATTATTAGAAGCAGGAGAATTAAATCGTGAAGTAGGAGATGGTGGTGCTGTATTCAATCCATTTAATGAACCACAATTTGAAGGTAAATTTAAATTAAGAGATGAACCAGAATCACATACAAAAATAAAACAGGATTTAATTGATGATTTATTAAATACCAATAGAACAGCACCACAAGAAATAGAAATGAGAACTTTTCCTGCAAGAGAAAAATTATTTATTAAAGAAACAGGAACAGCAAATAGAATTTTTCTTGAAGAAGATACAGAAGCACCAATTCCAAAAAGTCAAAATGTCTTTGGTGAAACTGGTGATCCATTTGGTAAAAAAGATTTAACATTTACTGATTATATTAAAGAATTTTCTCCCCGTGATGCAAAAGGCGATGTATTATCTACAAGAATGAATAATAATAGTAGACATGTAAGAATTTGGAAGGAATTAGGAGGTGAATTTACTGATAAAGAACAACAACATTTAGATAGTATAGGTGATTCTGGTGTTGATGATGATTTTAAATTATCAAAAAAGGAAAGACAAATGATATATGATGCTACACCAGAAGAAAGACAAGAAATTTTAGATAATTATCATCAAGATAGTTTAGATGCTATGAAAGCAGTAGATAAATTTTCTTCTGTTGAAAATCTAAGAGGAAGTAGAACTTTATTAAGTAGTGATATAGCAGGAGCAGTAAATCCATTAAATATTGGTATAGGATTAATTGCTGGTAGTGGTGCTTCTGCTTTGATTAATAAAATAGACCCTAATATGCCCGAAGTTCCTAAACAAGCATTAGTAGGTGGATTAGGAAATTTTGTTGGTGAGGGTGCTGTTTCTGCTCTTTCAGGAACAGCACTTGGAATTGCTGGTGGTGGTGCGGCACTTTTAGGAGGAGCAGCAGGAGGAGTAGCGGGATACGAAGCATTTAAAGGATTAAAAGAAGAAGGAGCATCAGATTTTACTGCTACAACAGGAGCAGGAGCAGTCGGAGGATTAACCACAGCATTTACAAGTGGATTAGCCGCAGGGGCACTTGCTGGAACACCAGTAGATGTTGAAACATTAGGATTAGCGAGTGCTGGTGGTGCTCTTCTTGGGGGCACAATCGGGGCGGCTTCTTATGTTTCAACAGAAGAACAAAAACAATTGAAAGATACATTCAAGAAGCAAGGAATGACTGATTTAGAAAGTGATTTAGCGTCAGATAGTATTACTGGTGCTACGATCGGTGCGGCTGGTGGTCTTCTTTTCGGTCCTGTGGGTAGTTTAGTAGGTGGAGTTGCGGGGGCGGGTGTAGGCAGTTTAGTAGCACTTGGTGGATATGTTTCTGGTAAAATATTTTAAATCACACAAAAAAAAATATTTTATTTAAACTTTTAAATAGTTTTACTTACTTTACTACATTATAGTTAATAAGATCATTTCTATTAAAATAATTAACAAATGTTCTAAATTTATAATATTTATGAATATTATTTCCATAATTATAATAAGTAAATTCATTAATAAAATTATTAAAATCTATTTTAAATTTTCTATTATCTTCTAATTTATAAATATTAATATTATAATTATCAATAATATCTAAAAGTTCTGTTCTTTTTTTTGTATAAAGTTTACAAAATTTAATATTATTAATATATCCATATTTTTTTATAAGATTTACTAATTGTGTTTTATTAAATTCTTTATACATATTATTATCTGCTTCTTGAAACATTTTTAATTATTTAAAAACAAGAATCAATTTTGAAAATTTTTTTATTAAATACATATATCATTATTTATTTAAATAATTTATATATATAAAATATATATGAATAATATAAATATAGTTCAACCTATAAGAACTCAAATAATACATGTTAGATCAAAAGATGCAGATCAATTAACAGAAAATTTTAATACTAATTTTTCTGTAATTATGAAAAATCCTTTATTAACTAATAATAATGAAGAAGTTCATATTAGTCTTATGTCTGTTGAGATCCCTTACAGTTTTTACAATATTTCTAATGATCTTGAAAACAACTCTTTAAAATATACACTTGGTGGAGTTTTATATAATTTTAGTTTTGGTAATAAAAATTATGATGTTTTTGAATTAGTAAATTTTATGAATAATACTTCTAATCATTTTGCTAATCAATTTACTACTACATATGACGAACAAACAAATAAAATAACTATGTTAAATAAATCAGGATCTACGATTGTTATTAATTGGTCGCAAAGTAATATAAATAAAGAATTAGGTTTTTTAGTTGATGAATCAGATGAAACAGTTCCAAATAATTTTAGTAGCGTTTCCAGATTTGTTGTAAATCTTGCTACTATACACAGTATATTAATTAAATGTCCTGTTGGATCTTCTAATGTTATATCTACAAGATCAGGAAATAGTACAATATTACAAAAAATAAGTGTTGATGTTAATAGTTTCGGTATAATATACTTAAATAATCAGGATTACAGACAAGTCACAATATCACAAGCATCAGTTATAGATCAATTAGTTTTTACAATTACAGATCAGAATAATAGAATGTTACAACTTAATAATGTAAATTTTGAATTTTCTATTTTATTTGAAGTATATCCTAAATATAATCCAGAACAAAATAATAATAGAAGAATGTTTGCTGGTTCAGTAAATCAAAAAAATCCAGATAGACAAAATAACTTTGTTGAAAGGATTGAACCAGAAGAAAATATCAATGATGATAGTAGTCACCCAATAGAAGGTAAAAGTGATTTAGATCATAAAACCGACAGATTAGTATTAGATAATTTAATAAATGTTATTGAGAATAATACAGAATAAAAATATTTTATATATTATATGACTGAATTAAAAGATGTTACTGTAAAAAGATTAAAGAAGGGACTAATGGAAGTTAAGAAATCTATTAATAAAGTAGGTGCTGTTAGTAAATTAAAAAGACAACAAGTAATAGATAAATTTAGAGATTTAAATTATAAATATGATCCAAATACAACTTCATATAAAACTGATTCTATGATTCGTAAAAAAAAAACTATAAAATTATAAATTAAGAAAATAGTGATTTAGATTTAAGCATTTGTTCTTTTTGTTTTTGTTCTAATGATTTACGCTCCTCCATTTTTTTTTCTTTAACTTTTTGAATAGGAGTTGATACTACATCTATTATAGTGTCCTCTATTGTATGTTTCAATTTCTTTTCTTTCTCTTCTTTTATTTTTGCGTATTTCTGTCTTGTTCTTTCACCAAGTGCTTTTGCGGCTGCGATCTGTTTTTCTGTCCTTTGTTTATTAGCACCACGATTAGAAGAGCGCTTATCTATTTGTCCGTTCTTTTTTAATTTATATGTTGTATCATGTTCTTCCATAAGTTCTTTTGATTTTTCAATATTTTCAAATTTCTTAACATTTTTAGGAGTTATTTTTTTAACTGATACTGGTTCATACGAACCATTCTCACCGATCGGAGCAAGATAAAAATGTTTTTCAATTATAGTTTTTTCTATTACTTTTCCTTTTTCTGATTCTGGTTTTTTTGGTCTACCACGAGGTTTTTTGACTGGTGGTTCTGGTTCTACTATTTCATTCACAATTGGTTCTGGATCATGATTTATTTCTGGTTCAGGATTTTTATCTTTTTTAGTTTTCTTTGATTTAATTTTTGTTTCAATTTTAGGTTCTTGCATTTTATCTTCTTCTTTTTTCTTCTTATTTGCTTCTCTTTTCTCTCTTCCAAGTCTTAAATTTTCTAATTGCTTCTCAGACATTTTTCGTTTAGGCTTTGATTTAATTCTTTCAACTGATGATTTTTTTTCTTCTATATTTTGATTCATTTCTTCTGTTGAAATAGATTCATCACTCTCATCACCAGACATAGACATTTATATATTATAAGTAAATATTTTATTTTTAAATTAAATAATTTAATTAGAATTTATTTAAATATTAAAATAACATTATTTATTTTTTGATTAATAATTATGTAAGATAAATTAATAAATTAAAATTTTAAAACAAAGTAATTTTTAAAATATTATACTATAATATAAATGTTTGAGTGGATGTATTATAACGGAGAAGAAAAAGATTATGCTATAAAAACAAAGATATTTTTGTTAGATAAAAAATGTAGAATTGCTACTGATCCAAATATTTCAGATCAAGATCGTAAAGTAAAATGTGATAGATTAAATTTCTTAATAGAATTGATTGAATATAAATTTGTGATTTAAATCAAAAAAAAATAATATAAACAATAAACTATATAATTATTAAATGGATAATAATAAAATAAAAGCAAAATGTAAATCAATCATAGAATGGTGTGAATCTGGTGAATGTAAAAATTTCAATATAAGATTTGTATATAGTATATTAAAAAAGATACATAATAAAGAAAATCTAACTGATAAACAAATAAAAGCAGTAAGTAATATATATAATTGTTTAAATCAATATATAGAATATTTCTGATTTAAAATTTATAATCTTAATTTTTATAATCTTACATTTACTCCTATTATAAATCCTTAACAAATCTCTTTATTATTATTATTATATTATTAAGAAATAGGATTATAAGATTATAAAATGTAATATTTTATGTTTTTGTTTTTTTTTTTTTTGATTTTTTGATTTATAAAAAATATATATAAGAATTTGAAAATAGTTAATATTTTAATCAAAATTTTATAATAATCAATCATCTTCTTATAATTTATTAGAAAATGTCTTAAAGATTAATGGATTAACAAAAAAAAAATTATATAATCTTATAATATTAAATCCTTAATCACTATCACTATATATTTCAGAATAATCTGGATCATCAATAATATCTAATACTTTTTTTGCTTCTTTACAATCAATACTATAATAATTTTTACCAGATTTTTTAAGTCTTTCAATATAATTTCCATTTTTTATAAATTCATTCATTTCTAAACCAAATTTCCTTATAGACCAATCAGTACCAATTTTACAATTAGTTTCTGTTAAAAATATTCTAAATAATCTAAATAATTCATTAGATGTTTCATATATAAGTTCTGTTTTTGTATTTACTAATAAATCTTTAATAAAATCCATTAATGGACTTTCAAATGTTTCTTTTAATTCTTCTAAATATTCTGTATTAGGTATTTTACAAGATATAAAATCACTAATATCTATATTTGATAAATATTTATAAAAACTTGCTTGTAAATCTTTACTATTTATAATTTTATATAATTTTGTAAAATAATCATTATCTCCTTTTTTTTCATCAGAAGATCTAATAATACAATATCTTCTATCATTAGCACTTATTTTTAAAGGCATAACAACATGATTTGTATTTCCAATAAATCTATGAACTGATTTAATAATTTTAGCATCTTTGCCTTTTTGATTTACTTCAAGATCCGTTTCTGTGATTAAATTTTTTAAAATATCTGCTCCATCTTTACTTGAAAAATAATCAACTTCTTCTAAATTTATAACATAACTATTAAGTAAAGCACTATTAAAATTTCCTAATAAATTTTTTTTAACATCTCCTATTGAATAAAATCTTGTTCCGATCATAGATTTAAGTAAACTATAAAACATAGATTTTCCTGTTCCTTCTTTACTACAAAATAAAATCATTTTTCCGATTTTTTCTTCTGGTTTATAAAATAAATGTGCTATATATTTAATCACAAAATCATATACTTCTTGATTATTTCCACATAGTATCTTAATATGATTTAATAAAAATTCTAAATCATCTTCAACATAATTATAATCTGTGATTAATTCAACATCAAATTTTTTCCATAAATTATAACAATTTTCAGGGCAATCATCAGGATTAGGAAAGTAATCCATTTTATCAAAAGTAATCATATTAGGATTTGCTTTGATCCAACGATCTATAAAACATTTATATTCTATTGTTGATTTACTCTCTACCCATACTTCATAATGTAAATGTTTATATGATTCCATCATAGCCTTTGTAGTTAATAATTCTATTTCTATTTCACTATTTTTTCTAATAAATGTACCATTATTAACAATTTTGAAATGTTTTTTATTAAAATAATATTCAACATCTCTATATTTTCTTGATTTTGGATCATGAAGTAAATCATTAATATCATTTAAATTATCTTCAATATTTATTTCTTTATTAGTATTTTTTTTAGTCCATACAATATTATATTCTTTTGTGATTAAATTTAATTTTTCTAAATCTAAATCAGGATCATTAGTATAAAATCCATCAAAACGAGGGACTATACATTTATATAATTTTGTTGCTTTCATTAAAATATTATTTTCATAATACCATAATATCGCACAAATCATAGATGATAGAAAATTGTAGGATTGTCTTTTTTGTTCTATGTATGATTTTTTGATTTTATCTTGTTCTTGACTAAATAATATTGCTTTATTATTATTAATTTCATTTAATAAATCATCTAACCATTTAATATTATGATTTTTAATATTATCTTTATTAAATTCTTTTAATACAAAGTTTTTAGTAATATTACTTTTTTTTAATAATTCATTTCTATTCTTACAATAATTTTCTAAATTTGAATGATTTAGATCATGTTTTTTAAATAAATATAATAATAATTGTGGATCACAATTAGTCATGTCAACCTCATAAGAATTATCTGGTAAAACATAATGTAATATATTATTACTATAATATTGTAATGATTTAGGATTAGTTGAATATAATCTATTACAATCTTTTACTTCATATAAAATTTTATTTTCTGATTTATTTGATAATAAAATTTCTTTTAATGATTGTTTGATTTTATTAATATATTTTTTATTTTCATCTTCATTATATTCAGTATGGTTGGTATATTGTAATAGTTCTTTATCAGTTAAAAATAATAAATTTTTAATCTTTTGTAAATCATACTTATCATAGAATTCCATATTTTTATCAACATTATTTTTTTGAGATTTATTTTTCATTATAATATATATTTAGAAAATATTTTTTTAAATATTTTAATTATATAAATAATTTATTTAAAAATAAATTTTTATAATTATAAAATGGATAATCAAAGATGTATAAAAGAAAAAAATAATTGTAATTGTTTATCAATTAATTATGAAGATAAAAAAAGATATATTGATTTTTGTGTTGATAAATTTAATATTTCAGAAGAAATAGAACATACTTTATATTTATCTACAAAAAAACAATTAAGAAGTTTTATTAAACATTATTATAATTTTGATATAAATTGTATTAATAATGATTATAATTCATTAATTAATCAATAAAAATTAAATCCTTCGGTAAATTCATTTTATAACAATAATATTGAACTCCATAAGGAGGTGTATAGCCTTTTTTTGGATTAGTTAGATGTGTAAATGTAGGTCTTTTAAAAGGAACTATTACTTGTAAATGATCTCTAAATAATCTCTGAAACCATTTCATTAATAAGACTTTTGAAAATGCTATTATTATAAATGGCTTATCTAATTTTTTTAATTTTTCACAAATAATTTTCATTTTACTAAAAGGTAAATTATCTATTATTATATCGTAATCTGGCGTATATTCAAAAAAATCTTTATCTTCGTGTATAATATCAAAACCCATTTCTTCAAAATATATTTTTTGTTTTCCGTCACAGTAAAACGGCGACCATATTTTTTTATCTTTTGGTATAAAATCTTTTATTATTTCCCATCCATTTTTATCAGTAGAATAATTATCACTATCTTTATCATTTGTAAAAGACATTATATATTTATAAAATATAAAAACATTATAATAAAATTTAATTTTAATATTTAATTAATATTTAATTAATTTTTTTTCAAAATTTTTTTCTTAATTATAAATATATGATAAAAATAATTTTAGAAAAATATCCAAATTACGAGATTTATGAAAATGGTGAAATTTATAATATAAAAAAAAAGAAATACATGTCACAGAGAATTCATAAATCAGGACATTTACGAGTAGATTTAGTAGATGTAAATAAAAAAATAATAACAAGAACTATACATAGTTTGGTATTTGAGGCATTTTATAATGAATTAGTGCATTATCCTTATTGTGTAGATCATATAGATAATGATAAAACTAATAATCACTATTTAAATTTACAAAAAATATCATCAGTACAAAATACAATTAAATCATATTTAGTAAAGTTTTCAAAAAAAACTAATTTACCATATTGTATTAAAGAATGGAAAAAAAAACAAATATATTATTTTAAATTTAAAAAAGAAATATTATTTGAAGATAGAAATCTTTTAAATGTGATTCAATTTAAGACAAATTATCTTAAATCAAAATGTCTGTGTGGTGTTGTATGTTAGAATGTTAAAATTGTGTGCTTTTCTTGAAATTGTGTAGTTTTATCTTTTTTTCTATTATCCTTTTTTTTTTCTATTTCTTTTTCTTCTTCATGTTTTAATTTTTTTAAAAAATCTATATATTCTAAACCTAAATCTATATTAGATTTATTAGTATAATAAACTTCTGCATCAGTTTTAATTATCATTTTATCTTTTGGTTCTTTAAATCTTAAAATAAAATTATGAAATTTATGTACTTTTTTAATTACATTAAGATTTTCAACAAATTCATTATATAATTGTAAATCATCATAATCCAATATATATCCGTATTTTTTTTTATAATATCTAATCTTTTGTTTAATATTATCTCTATTTTTTCTTTGTTTAATCATATCTTCTTCTGATTCATATTTAGTTTTAGTAAATTTATTATATAATTTTGAAGGCATTATATCTTCTATATATTATTATAAGAAAATAAATTTTTAAATAATTTAATTATATTATTTTATAATAAAAATTTAAAAAATTTAAAAAAATTTTTTCAAAATTGATTCTGGTTTCAAAAATATATATCTCAAAAAAACCAAGTCAAAATGTCTAAATATGAAGAAGAAAATATTTTACATAATACTAAAATACAAGCACAAATTAAAAGATTACAATCTCAAATTAAACCAGTTGAAAATCCTATTATTGCTAAAATTCTACCATTTCTACCGTATGATGTAAATAAAAATATTTTAGATAAATTAGATATACAAAAACAAATATATTTATTAGAAAAAAAATTTTATGGTTTATTTAGATCATTTATAAATAATAGATTATCATTTTATACTTGTGATGATGACTTATTCCGATTAAAATATCTTGAAGATAGTGATAGTGATGATGATGATGATTTTACTTTATGGAATTCTGGAATGACTTTAAAATATAAAATTTTAAAAAAATATCCTATATCAGTTTTTGACTATCCTAATAATTATACTTATAGTAGATTACAAAGATTAAGAAATAAAAAGTTTGTTAATATATATAATTCAACAGATAATTATGATTTAAAAAAAAGTATAGAAATAATGATTTATAAACATGATAAAATATGTGATATATTAGGAGATGAAATGTTTGAAAGATTAAGACCATTATCTATGATTAATCCAGATAGAACTAATCATACTATTCATTTTGAATATGACTATAATACAGAATATAAAATATTTAAATCTAATGGTGCTATAAATAAAAAACAATTTGATAGACTAATTGAAAATGTAAAATTAGAAGTATTACATTATAAAAAAAAAATTGAAACTATATTATATATTGAAAATAAATATATCAAGATTCATTAAAATTATATTATATATTTATAAAAATTTAAAAATATTTTTTTTTAATTACATTATGTATTAATAAAAATTAAAAAAATTTTTTCAAAATTGATTCTGGTTTCAAAAATATATATCTCAAAAAAAACCAAGTCAAAATGCCTTATACCAACTGTATCAATCTAAACTATGCTATTAACGAGTTAGATTTATTTGATAATATTGAATATAAATATTTAAAAAAATTATTAAATCCATCTGTTGATTATGATGATTATGATTTTGAAGTAGATATTCAAGATAATCCTGATGATGAAAAACCAAGGTTTGAAACTTATTGTATTACAGTAGTGAAGTTTGATTTAGAAAATCCTAAATATGACGCAGAAGACCCTTGGTGTAGAGAAAATAAATATATTAGATTTACTAAACGATATGAATATAATGGTAGTAGTATTATGGGTTTAAATTTTGGAAATCTATGGATAGATGAAGAAACAAGTGATGAGGAAGAAGAGTATGAAGATTAATTAAAATATCTTGGATCTACACCATTATCTAATAATAATTTTTTAACTATTTCTCTTCTTTTTTTAGTATTTTTTTCTTGTCTAACAGCAAGTGCTTTTTCTCTACTATCTATTGCTTCAATAGCCTTTGCCTGTGTTGCTGTATAATTTTTACCGACATTATTTACATATTCTACTAATATTTGTTGATCTCGTGTTAATGGTTCTGGTCGTTCTGGTCTGGGTCTCGGTTTTAGTGGAGTAGCATCACCAGCATCAATTGGATCTATTGGTTCTGGTTTTACTGGTTCTACTGGTTCTGGTGAAGGTTTAACTGGTTCTGGACTAAATGATGGATCATCTTCTTTTGATTCTATTTCAGTTATTTTTTGATCCGCTTTTGAAACTAAATCATTAATAGTTGCTTTTAGATTATTATATGGTGTTAATGAAGCGGTTTTTTCTTCACCAGTTAATTTATTAAATCCTTGATTAAGATTTACTAATATATCTGAATTTAATTTTTGTTTTATAAATAATATTACAGTTGGATCAGTTGCATCTTTGATTTGTGATTTAAATTCAGAAACTTTATCTTTTGTAGAATTTAATAATTCAACAAATTCTTCATTTGGTTTTTCTTCTTTTTCTAATGAAGAAGGTTTTTTGCCTCCACTAACTTCTGTAACATTTATTTTTTGTTTTGTTAATTCTTGT